TAATCACATGCATAAGACTCGTGATGGAGTTTCACTTCTTCGTATTGTAAATCCAGCTCATCCAGCATATAATCGAGTTATTCCAAATTTTGGTGATTATCTTGGTGGTCTAGGTCAAAGTTTCCTTAATTATGATTTGATGAAGTATGTTCGTCCAGTAGGTATTCCTTCTTCTGGAAGAAAATACGACATGCGTAAACCACCAGTTGGTGATTATGAAACATTTGCTTATGGAAGTATTACAGCACTACCAGATCTTTCTGATTGTAATACTCTTATGGATGCATTAATTGACGCTCAGTTTGACAACATTGCTGACAGCAATCCGATTAACGATGGGAGTTTGGTGTTATGACTACTCTAGCCCCATCATATCTTTATTGTTCAACAACAAGTGCTGAAGTCACAACACCAAGCACTTTGTCTGTAATGGGTTTTGCTGCCGGAGATGTTCTTGTCGTTACACAATTTGGAGTTGGTTCAGGCGCCTCAGCTCCATCTGCTCCTACTATTAATGGATCATCAACTGGATTCACAGGTGGTGCTGATACTTCTGGATCAGATGTATATGTTAGTGATGGAACTAGTGGGCATGGAAGAGTTCAACAATTTTCTAAAATATTGAGTTCTGGTGATTTAGCTTTTACTGTTACTGTAAATAGGACAGCAGGATTCAGTGGCACTACTCACAGATATGCTATTGGTAAGTTAAGTCATGCTGATGGTTTTGATACTTCTAGAGTTTTTCAAACTATAAAAAATAATGATGGAAGTTATCAAACTAGAACTGTTGTTTCAGCATCATGGTCTAGTGGAACAGCATCTATTACTTCAACTGGAGCATTGGGGCCGAATATTGCTGTTGGAGATTTGGTAACAATTTCTGGTATAGCACCATCTGGTTATAATGGTACTTATGTTATTACCGCAATTACTGGTGGAAGTGGAGAAATTCTTCAGTTTGCTCTTGCTTCTAATCCTGGGGCATATACTTCTGGCGGAACTATTGATAAGAATTTTAAACTTAATGATTGTAGTCGACCTGCTTGTGTTACTTTCTTCTATGGTGGCGTTTCTTCAAGTGTTGCTCTTACTAGCACTATTGATGGAGCTACTACTGGAGGATTGTATCAACGTGACCCATATTTCAATCCTGGAAGTGGATCATCTCAGACTGATGCTGTGCATGGTCATCATTTCAATACTGGAACAGTTTCCTCTCAAGGAGATTTCCAAGAATATGATGCTTCCGATACAATAATTGGTTGGCTATGTAATAATAACATGGGTAATTCTACTCATGCTATTGGTCTTGTTACTTATCAAACAGCACCGGCTCCTAGTTATCTTTCTGCAAAAGTTCCTAGTGCAGTAAATCTTAAAGCAAATCTTAAAGCAGGTTTTACTGAACTTACTGCAAAAATTTCGAATGTAGTTAATACTAAAGCTGATCTTCAACCAACCAGTGGTGGTTTGACTAGCAAAATTTCGAATGTTAGTTCGATGGGTGCTCCTAATAGCATCGATGAAGTTGCTGGTCCTGGAACAGATCCAATTACAGCTAAAGTAAACAACGCAGTAAATCTTAAGGCTAATCTTCAAACATTTTCTCCAAGTTTCTTAACTGGTAAAATTTCTTCAGCTCTTTACGTAAGAGCTTATTTGGATTTTGGAACGATTATTCCGATTACTGGTTCTCCATTTTATATTAAATGGGATAACATCGGAGAACGTTTCTATGAATCTGGTCTTGACCGAGGAGTTTTATATTTGCAAATAGGAAATCCAGTTGCTTGGAACGGATTGACCGAAGTAATTGAAAAATTTGGAGGAGAAACTTCACCTATTTACTATGATGGAAGAAAAATTGGAGAAGATCTCGTTCTTGGTGATTTCTCTGCAACATTGAAGGCCATCACATATCCTGATGAATTTTCTCTTGTTGATGGTTCAGCTTTGATAAGACATGGAATTCTTATTGGAAATCAACCTCCAATATCATTTGATCTCTCTTGGAGAACATTGATTCATAACGATCTACAAGAGGTTCTTGGTTATAAGATTCATATTTTGTACAATGTTATAGCATTTCCAAGTGATAAAACTGATGCTACATTAACCAATGATTCAGAAGCTACTGAATTTGAGTGGGAATTGTCAGCAATTCCTCAGGAAATTCCAGGATTTGCTCCATCTGCTCATTTTGTTATCAACTCACTTGATGTCGATCCATGGCTTCTTGAAAATATTGAAAGTCTTTTGTATGGAAACGCAGGAACTCCTCCTAATATTCCATCACTTCAAGATCTGGTTGATTTCATTATTAATTGGCTTCGTATTGAAGTTATTGATAATGGTGATGGAACATGGACAGCAACATCTAGTCATGATGGAGTAATTGTAGTTAATCTAGACGGAACGTTTAGCATTTTTGGCATCAATGGCGTAGTTGTTGATGCTGATACGTACATGATCTCTAACACATAGGGGAACAATGGATGTAACTGGACTCACATCTACAAGAATGCTGGCCATTGAGGCTGCCTCTATTGTTGGCGGATCTGTTAATGGTAGTGGTCATCTCATTCTTACAAAACATAGTGGGGCAACAATTGATTCTGGTTCTGTGATTGGTCCTACAGGACCTACAGGACCAACTGGGCCAGTTCCTGAAGCTACTGCGGATGGTAAACATTATACTAGACGGAATGGTTTATGGGTTCCTCTTGAAGGCCAGGTTGCAGCAGATATTGTTAAGCCTTTCTATACAAAAAATCAAGCAGCAGTTACTGGTGGACCCGTTGGTTCATCAGTAATAACTTTAGCAACAATAACGGTTCCTGCTGTTGCTGTTGCTAGTGGTCTTGAATGTTGTGCATTTTGGAATGCTTATTGTACTGATGTCGGTGATTCTTTTGACTTTTATATTCAAGTCAATGGTGTTACTGTAGCTGAACAACAAGTACATTATGCTGGAGTAAATGATAGAAAGATATATTCTCTTCCAACAAGCACATTCACTGCTCTTACTTCTGGCTCTGGTGCAACAGTCACTGTTAAAGCTGTACGAGCTGCTGGTACTGGAACTGCAGTTCAACAGTATGCAGGTGTAGTCACAGCAACAACTTGGCCGGCCTGATGTATAGGAGTTTCTGTGATCAGCATAACAAGCAAAGGCGATTACAAGAAAACCCTTGATTTTTTAAACCGATCTCGTCGTGGTGATGTATTTCCTGATCTTAATTCTTATGGACGAATTGGTGTTAATGCTCTACGAAGAGTAACACCTGTTGATACTGGTCTTACTGCTTCCTCATGGGATTATCGTATCATCAAGGGGAAGCATGGACCAACTATCGAATGGTTTAACACCAATGGAAAAAATGGAACTTCGGTCGCTATTCTTATTCAGTATGGACATGCAACTGGTACTGGTGGTTATGTAATCGGAAAAAATTATATTAATCCTGCTATGCATCCTTTATTTGACACAATAGCCAATGATGTTTGGAAGGCGGTGATGAAATCGTGAGTGATAGCGTAGAAAACAAAATTGTTTCAATTCAATTCGATAATGCAGCATTTCAATCGAAGATGAATGAAACGATTAAAGCGTTGGATAATTTGAGAAAGTCTCTCGATTTCAAGAACGCCAAAAAAGGTCTAGATGATATTAATGCTTCTGGTAAGAAGATTGATCTTTCAGGTTTAGAGCAACATGTTGGTGGGATTGCTTCTAAATTTACTGCTCTTGGTTTGATTGGTATTGGTGCTCTTACATCTATTGGTGCTGCAGGAGTTTCTGCTGGTGTAAATTTGGTGAAATCGTTTAGTTTCGGACCAATTATAGATGGATTTCATGAATTCGAAACAAACATGAACTCGATCCAGACTATTTTGGCAAACACGAGTAGTAAAGGAACAACACTTAATCAAGTTAGTGATGCTTTGCAGGTTTTGAACACATATTCCGATAAGACGATTTATAATTTCACTCAGATGGCTCGGAATATTGGTACGTTCACTGCTGCGGGAATTGATCTAAAGCCAGCAACACAAGCAATTAAAGGTATTGCAAACTTGGCAGCAGTATCTGGATCAAATGCAGACCAAGCATCTACAGCAATGTATCAACTTTCACAAGCATTAGCTTCTGGAACTTTGAAGTTGATGGACTGGAACTCTGTAGTAAATGCTGGGATGGGTGGAGCAGTTTTCCAAAAGGCATTGTTTGAAACAGGTAAAGCTCTTGGAACGCTTAAAAATGTTCCAATGAAGCAAACATTTGAACAATGGACTAAGGCAAATGGTAGTTTCAGAGAGAGTCTTAAGGATGGGTGGGTTACTGCCGATGTTCTTACCACTACTCTCGCAGGCTTCACCGGTGATATGACCGAAGCACAACTTAAGGCTAAGGGATTTACAGAACAACAAGCTAAAGAAATTCTTAGAATGGGTAAAGTCGCATTGGATGCAGCAACCAAAGTTAAGACTTTTACTCAGTTGATGAGTACTATAAAAGAAGCCATTGGTTCTGGATGGACTCAAAGTTTCCAACTTCTATTTGGTAATTTCAATGAAGCAAGAGATTTGTTTACTGGAATCAATGATGTTGTTAGTGGTTTCTTCATTAAGATGGCGAAAGCAAGGAATCAAACACTTACCATTTGGAAGAACTTTGGTGGAAGGACCGCTCTTATTGAGGCATTTAAGAATGTCTTTAAGAGTATTGCTGCTATTGTTAGACAAGTTACGTCTGCATTTAGAGAGTTCTTTCCAAAGACAACTGGTGAGAAACTTATTAAAATGACGGCGACTTTTCTTGACTTCAGCAAAAACCTCAAAATGGGAGGAGAAATTCTCACTAAAATCAAGAACACTTTCAGAGGTTTCTTTGCTGGATTGTCGATAGGTTTTACTATTGTTAAAGAATTGGCCAATCTTTTCAAAGATGTTCTGTTTGGTGCTCTTGGATTGGTTGGGCCAAAGGTTCTTGACTTTAGTGATAAAACAGGTAGCGCAGTTGCAAATCTTCAAAAGATTCTTGTAACTGGTGGAGGTATTCACAAATTTTTCTTGAAACTTCGAGACGTTCTCGTTGCCCCAATTAAGTATCTTGGTGATCTCAGTGATAAGATTCGTTCTTTCTTCAGTGAGAAATTTGGGGATAATAGAATTACTTCGAGGTTGGATCAAATAGGAAAAACTGCTAAATCTGTTGGAACTTTCTGGGATAGATTTTCAGAGAAGATGCAAGGCGTCCGAAAAGTTTTGAACTCTATTTTTGATTACATAAGAAATTGGTTTGCTGAACTTGGCCATAAATTGGCAGATGCTTTCCATCCAGGAGATTTCAATGCTCTTCTGGACGTTATCAATGTTGGTCTTCTTGGTGGTATTGTTCTTC